CCCCCTGTCTTTCCCGACTCTTCTCTCCCTAAGACCACAATTACAGTGCCAGATTCACCTTTTAATAAACCAGATACATTAAATTTTGAAACAGAATAATATGGAAATAAACCAGAGCCCACGAGGGGTCGGGCTAATTGGTAGCACCGAGCCTAGAATCCACACGCCTTTACTCAAAACTAAAAGCAAAGCGCAAGAGGTAGCAGATCTAGCTGAAAAAATCTCTATGCCCTTAATCCCATGGCAGCGCTGGGTGTTAGAAGACCTTTTATCTGTTGATGAAAATAACATATTTATCAAGAAGACAGGACTCATTCTCGTTAGCAGGCAGAATGGTAAGACTCATCTAGCCAGAATGCTTATTTTGGCACATTTGTTTTTATGGAATACCAAAAACGTATTAGGCATGTCATCTAATCGAAATATGGCATTAGATACGTTTAGAAATGTTGCATACACAATAGAAGATAACCCATTTTTAAAAGATCAAGTAAGACAAATACGTCTGGCTAATGGTCAAGAATCAATTACACTTAAAAATGGCGCAAGGTATGAAATTGCCGCAGCGACTAGAGATGCACCTAGAGGCAAGAGCTGTGGATTTTTATATCTGGATGAAATCCGTGAATGGTCAGAAGAAGCGTTTACAGCTGCTTTGCCAACCACTAGAGCTGTGCCAGGATCCATGACTTTAATGACGAGTAACGCAGGTGATGGGTTTAGTACAGTGCTAAATGATTTACGTGAACGATCTTTATCTTATCCACCACAAACTTTAGGCTACTATGAATGGTCAGCGCCACAGCATTGTAAAATACATGATCGAAAAGCCTGGGCTATGGCTAATCCAGCATTAGGACATTTAATTACAGAAGAAACTTTAGAAGAATCAGTAAATACAAACAGCATAGAAGCCACACGCACGGAAATGCTTTGCCAATGGATAGATTCCACGACTAGCCCGTTTGCTTACGGCAGCATTGAAGCATGTAGTGACAGCACGTTAATAATCCCTGTCGGCCCTCAGACTATAATGGCCTTTGATATTGCACCGACTAGAAGATCTGGCGCTTTAGTTATGGGTCAGATAAAAGATGGGAAAGTAGCTGTAGGACTTGCACAGCTTTGGCATAGTGATATTGCTATAGATGAAGTTAAGATGGCAAGTGACATAAATGAGTGGGCAAGAAAGTACCACCCACATATAATCTGTTTTGACAAATACGCCACACAAACAATAGCCACAAAATTAGAACAAAGTGGATGGCGTATGCAAGATGTTAGCGGCCAGGCGTTTTACCAGGCATGTTCAGACCTGGCAGATGGCTTAGCCAATAACCGCATAGTCCATTCTGGACAAGCTGACTTAGTACAACACCTAAATAACTGCGCTGCTAAAACAAATGATGCTGGCTGGCGCATTATTAGGCGTAAATCCGCTGGTGATGTTACAGCTGCAATATCTTTGGCTATGGTCGTATCTGAATTAACAAAGCCACAAAAAACAGCACAAATCTTTGTCTAACTTGCACCAATAGTCCGTTTTATGGTATAAAGTATACATATGGGTCTATTGTCTGCTTTGGGTATAACCAAAAAAACTGAAACTGTCCAAGCACAATACGCCCCTGCCATTATGGACACAGCCTATGGCTATGGTTCATTTACAACAGGTGTAGGTAATTATCCTGGTGGTTTAGATCGTAATTTTGCGATGCAAGTACCTGCCGTTTCACGTTGCAGAAATCTTATAGCTGGTGTAGTTTCATACTTGCCGTTAGCACTTTACAAAAAGTCTAATGGTGAGGAACTGGGGAGTCCTCTTTGGCTAGAACAACCAGACTATCGGCAACCAAGATCCGTCACCATATCATGGACTGTCGATAGTCTTTTATTTTATGGTGTTGCATATTGGCGAGTAACAGAATTATATGCAGATGATTTAAGACCATCCCGATTTGAATGGATAGCGAATAACAGAGTTACATTTACTACAAATAAATTTGGCACAGAAGTTAATGAGTATTATGTAGATGGCGTATTAGCACCAATGTCTGGTATTGGTTCACTTATCACATTCCAAGGTTTAACACAAGGTGTATTACAAACTGCAGCACGTACGATACAAAGCGCTTTAGATATTGAAAAAGCCGCAGCTGTAGCAAGTCAAACTCCAATGCCAAGTGGTTATATTAAAAACACTGGCGCAGATCTACCAGAGCAACAAGTATCTGGATTATTAGCACAATGGAAGCAAAGCAGACAAAATAGATCTACAGCTTATTTAACTAGCACGCTGTCTTATGAAACTACAGGATTCTCTCCTAAGGACATGATGTACAATGACAGTATCCAATTTTTTTGTACTCAAATTGCAAGAGCGATGAATGTACCTGCACACATGATAAGTGCCGATATGGGTACTGGTAGTAATATGACTTATCAAAACATCTTAGAATCTAGAAAAGAATTTGTGGCTTATTCGCTACAGCCTTTTATTTGTGCAATTGAAGATAGACTCAGTTTAGATGATATAACCGCCAGAGGACATTCTGTAAAATTTAAAATCGAGGAATCATTCCTTAGAGCTGACACAATGAAGCGCCTAGAGGCATTAGAGAAAATGATAAATCTAGGTTTAATCGATGTGGAAGATGCAAAAGAAATGGAACAACTAACACCTAACGGAAGAGAAACAGAAGATGAAACTTACATTCAGTAGCCAGATAGAAGCTGCCGATGGCGAGCGTAGAGTTATCGCTGGCAAAATTGTACCCTTCGAAAGTGTAGGTCACACTTCAGTTGGCAAAGTTGTTTTTGCTAAAAATTCGATAGAAATAGGCGACCCTGGCAAGATTAAGATGCTTATGCAACATGCAGCAGATCGACCAATAGGCCGTATGCAAAAATTTAACGAAGCAGAAGATGGTATTTACGCTAGCTTCAAAATTAGCGCTAGCATGGCTGGCCAAGAAGCAATCATCCTCGCAAGCGAACAATTAATTGACGGCCTGTCTGTAGGTGTGGATGTAAATAAATCAATACAGAAAAAAGATTATCTATATGTAACCAGTGCCACTTTACGTGAAGTCAGCCTGGTCGAATCCCCAGCATTTGGAGAAAATGCAAAGGTAACTAAAGTTGCTGCTAGTGAAAACGAAGCAGAGGACACAAATCAACCAAAAGAAAGCGAGGCTCCTGTGGAAGATTTAGCAACAGCGCCACAAGAAGCAAAGGCAGAGGCTGCTACTCCTACAGTAGAAGCTGCTCGCCCAGTAATCACAGCACCACTTATTCAAACTTCTGTACGTTCACCAATTAATTCAATGGGATCATATACAGAGCACAAAATTAAAGCTGCATTAGGTAATGATGATTCTAAGCTGTATATTGCTGCAGCGGATGACTCATTTTCAACTAACCCAGCATTTAACCCAACACAGTACCTAAGCGAGTTTGTAACTAACACACGTTTTGGCACACCAGCAATCGATGCATGTTCACAAGGCACACTGCCAGCATCAGGTATGACAATTAACGTACCATCTTTGGTAACTTCTTCAGGTGGTGGCACAGGTGTAGCACCAGTTGTAACTGTTGAGGCAGAGGCTGGCGCAGTACAAAATACTGGCATGGAAACCGCTTACCTAACAGGCACAGTGTCTAAGTACTCAGGTATGAACACACTATCTGTCGAATTGTTAGAGCGTTCAGACCCTAACTTCTATGCAGAGCTTACAAAGCAATTAGAGTATGCATATTTAAAGACACTTGACACCACAGTATTAACTGCACTACTTGCAGCTGGTATGAATGGTACAAATACATCTGCAGATCTAGACGGAATCGTTGCATTTACAACTGAAGGTGCACGTACTATCTACTCAAATACAGGTTATTTTGCACAGAATTACATCGCTAACCCAGCACAGTGGGGTGCATTAATTGGTGCACAAGATACAACAAAGCGCCCAGTATTTAATGCGCTACAACCGATGAACGCAGGCGGACAAGTTAATCCGACATCGATTCGTGGTAACGTACTAGGACTTGATCTATACGTAGACAAGAACTTCTCAGCTACTACATTTGATGATGATTCAGCAGTTATTCTTGCACCAGAGGCTTTCACTGTATATCGCTCACCTCAGGCATTTATGTCTGTTAACGTAGTATCAAACCTACAAGTACAGGTAGCAATTTATGGATACATGGCAACAATCGCAAAAATGCCTAACGGAATCCTAAAGTACAAGAAGACCTGATAAGAACCATTAATTAATAATCCCCTGGGGTTTAGTAGCCCTAGCCCTGGGGGAGCTTTTTTAGATAAGGAGTATAGATGCCAGCCACATATGTAACAGAAGCTGAGTTACGCAGTAATCTTGGTATTGGTACGCTCTATACCTCGGCTACAGTTGAAGAAGTCTGCCAAGCAGCGCAGGACTTACTTGAAAAGTATTTATGGCATAATGAAGCGCCAGTAGTTGCATCTATGGTACAAAATAATGTAGCTACATTAATGTTGGCTAGTCCTGGCATGTTTACAACAGGACAACAAATAACAGTGACAAATTGTGGTAGCCCATATAACGGCACAAACACAATCACAGGCACATTTCCATATACAACTGGTACAACTAATTTACTACCAGCAATCTATTGGAATTGGGCGACTATTAATTTTCCTAATGGATATTCATTTGTACAATTTGCAGAAACTGCAGCCGATGAGAACTTTCATTTAATTTTGCCTTATGGTAATGCACGAGGCCCAGAGCACAAATCCCAATCTTATGCGAGCACCCCAGCGATACGAGAAGCGGCCATGATCGTTGCCGTGGACATCTGGCAAGCAAGACAAGTAAGCCAGACAGGCGGGGTCGGTATGGATGGGGTCAGTGCTAGCCCTTATCGGATGGGTTATCAGCTGATTAACCGAGTGCGTGGCCTCATTCAGCCGTATTCATCACCTGCATCACTGGTAGGTTAATATGCCAGCTGCGATTACCACACTACGTAGCACACTAGCCACAGATCTTACCAATGCTGGCGTGTGGTCAGTATTTGCATTTCCACCAGCTACATTACTTGCCAATGCAGTAGCGATTACCCCTGGCGATCCTTACATAGTACCAAGCAATAACGATCATGTAACAGTATTACCTTTAGCAAACTTTAGAATTTTAATCACTAAACCTGCGTTAGATAACCAGGGTAATTTGGCTGGTATGGAAGATTACATAGTAGCCGTAGTAACA